CGCACTTACCGTGCGCCCCTTTTTTGTTGTTTCTTTTGCTTCAGGATGGGGAGAACTGCGGTTCTCCCCAAACCCCTCTCTTAGGGGAGTTTTTGGAGGCGGCAGCCGATGACCGCGATCGTGTTGCTCGTGCCGCTGTAGTTCACGTAGAACAACCCGTAGTAGGTGTACTGGTTGTAGTAGCCACCACAGAACAGGCACGGGCTGGAAGCGTTATAGTTCCAGCTATCCGCGACGTAGGTTGTAGCAGAGCCACTCGCTGCTGTCGGGTAGATTGCCCACTCAAGACCGCTTGCGGTAGCCACAGCAATAGCGGATGGCCAGCCATTGGACGGCTTACCAATCAGGGTGCCATTGGCAGAATCCGAGAAATTGTTGGGATTCATGATAATGTTCATGCCGCTGCTATTGTAATAGCAACCATCCATCCAGTCGTACACGTTGTCCCACAGACCTTCAATGTAGCGATACTGCGTAAAACCATAAGTGGTACGATTTGCTGCTGTTGTACCAGTATGATACTGCATCGCATCAGTCTGTCCGTTGTTGAGCTTTGAACCACCAGAAGAACAGCCATAGCCGATCTTTGTTTGCGAATCCCAATCAGCAAACTCCACCAGATAAAGCATCTGAATGGTTACACGCATAGCATAGTCGAACTGCCAAAAGGTTGTACCCAAATTGTGAATACCTGTCCGCGCTGCAGAACGTGTGATACTAACTTGCTGTGCAACGCCAGTAGTAGACTTATACCCGCTTGCACAATGATACCTTCCAACATAAACTACATCTCGCTCACCCCTTCCATCTCCTCTGTCTGCGTGTGCCGGAGACACATTGAAGCCATCCGTCTGTCCATCTGCAAGCTGGAGCTTCAACGAGTTTCCGCTCTTCGTCCACTTGTAGTAGAACTTTGGAATAGAAACAAGCTCGCCACCAACAGAATCTGACGTGCGCTTCATCTCGGACCACGGCGCCAAATTGTCAAACGGAGAACTGCCTGTTCCATTGCTTACAGCAGGTACAGGATCTGTAAAGCTTGCAGATGCGTCGGTACGAGACCACTTAGTGGTGCTTGATCCATCCCAAGAAGCGCCATAGATTGTAACGAACTTAGCTGTCACACTTACAGACTTCTCGGAGGGCACAGAATAATTGCTGCCGCCAGAACAGGTCACCTTGATAGTGGTGCTGCCTGTGGTGCTGTTTACGCTGCTGACACGATATGTCTTACCACTTACCAGCGCCACAGTTGCAATGCTTGTATTTTGTGACACGACAGTATAAGAACCATCGAAGTCACCAGAGATGGTAAAAGTGGCACTCGTCGTGGTTTTATCCAGTACGATGGATGCAGGGGTAAGCGTCAGAGTGCCAGTAGCTTTCCCGATGGTCCAGGATACGTTCTTGGCCTTCGGCTCCGTATCACCAGACCAAACATAGTCATCGGTCGGAGTGAATGTAGCTGTATACGTTCCAGCATTTGTGCCAACAGTCTCACCGCCAATGGTCATTTTTGCTGTATCGTAGTTAGACCAAGTCGGATTCTGTGCCGCTTTATTGTAGGTAAGAGTGTTGCTTTGAGTAGGCGCGGTTGTGATTGTCAGACGATTTGGAACACCAGTTGTCCGATTATTCGAATTGATAGTTGATGCGCCATCCGTAGAAGTCGGGAAGAAAGAGATGTAGTATGTCACACCATTTCTCAGTCCTGTAATAGTCAGCGGAGTGCTCGCATATTGATTGCGAGTAGTCACCACCTTACGATAGGCAACAGCGTCGCTGCTGTCATCAGGATTGGTAGCATATGATCCAGTCTTTACCACAATGGTCGTATTTGCCCATGTAGCAACAGTGATACCGTCTGTTACGACAGTGGATGCAGGATCAGTCCATTTCACATTGAGCTTTCCATTACCAGCCGCTGCAGTGCTGATGTTGCTTACATCCCCAAGGCTCACAGTACCAGGAATAGCGCTGAACTCGTTGTCTTCGCTGTCCGTATAGGAATTGGCCGTGGTGTAGGGAAAGAATTTGTAGTAATAGGTCACACCATTAGTCAGGCCACTATCACAGAAATACTCGTTTTCGTAGGCATGACGGGTCTTGCTGTCCAGAACCACTGTACCGTCACGGCGGCTCATTGGGGCGCTGCCGGCCTTACGCACCAGCAAAGTACCAGCCCATGCTGCCAGTGTAGCGCCGGCAACTACCAGGTCATCCGGGTCTGTCCATTTCACATAGATCTTTCCGGCTGCTGTGAGTGTCTGAATGTTCTTTACAGGACCCAATGCCAGACCACTGCTGCCGCTTCCACCGCCAGATGGAAAATTAGAGATAATAGGCATATAAAACCTCCCTTATATATACAAATGACCGCCCTCTAAAGGCGGTCGTTTCATGTAGATCATCCTAAAAGAATAATGTAGACGGGAATGTCGATATCAGGCATTTCGCCGTCTGCTGAAATAATAAGCTCCCCATCAGCCTGACCAGTAACTGCGAGTTTCGCGTCACGAGCCATTTCGCGTTGCTCAAATGTAGCATTTTGCGCGATGCTGATTGTTCCGTTCTGCGACTGGCCGAGTCCATCAACATACAATGACTGGATATATGGAGCGTCAACACCAGACCACGCGGAAGCCAGCAAAGTACATGACACGTATATACTATTATCCGCTTTGCTCCAAAGTATCTCATCAATTTTGACCATGTTGGAATTATCCGGCCCGTTCATTGCGTTGCGCCAATCCTGAAACCGTTCGCTACTGTCATCGGTCAGATGGAGCTTATAGTTCGTTGTTTCGCTCATATCATCCACCTCGTTTAAGCCAACAGAATCGTGACAACAGGGATATCAATTTGCGGAGCGTCGCCAAAGCAGGCTACGGTCAAAGCGCCATCTACCTGCTTACAGACATACATCTCCGCTCCCTTTGCTGCCTCCATCTGTGGGTCTGAAACTTCCTGAGCGACTCCAATGACACCGTTTTGCTTTTCCTGCAAACCTGCAATAAGCAAAATTTGTTCACCGTTCACCCATCCGTTTTTTGTCAACGTGCCAGTAACTGCCCTGCTCGCTCCTCCGCTGGTTGGATTGATACAGGTGCGCTTCTGGTTACTCCCATCCTCATCTTGGGAGTCAATATACAGTTTCCCATCATCGCTGGTGAAGTAGCACCAGCCGTCATGAAAAGGCGTAACGTCCATTGAGATACGGGAGCTATCGCCTTTCAAAATTCTGAATAGCATTGGTCGAAACCCTCCTCATCTTGAGTCTGAGTATAAAAATAGGGGGCGGGCATTTAGCCCACCCGCCCTATCCGTTATTTGGTTCTCCTGACTTAGAAAGTACCCCAGGTCAGGGCGGTGTCGGTGTAGTCCTTAGCGTTCTGCTCTGCGCCATCCCAAGCATCTACCTTCTCAGCGGTGATACCATCCAGTACATCCTTGTTGTCGTGGGTATGGGTATCCTCTTCCAAAGCAGTAACGCGGGCCGCCAGAGCAGTCAGGTCGGCGGCCTTAGCGTAGTCGCCAATCTTCAGCGCAGCAATAGCACCGTCCACATACTCCTTGATATAGGCCACAACATCAGTAGACGTAGCGTCTTCTGGCAGAGTACCAACCAGAGCAGTCAAATCAGCAATAGCCTTATTGATAGCCGATACATCGTCTGGATGTGCCTGAATCCATGCGGCCAATTCAGCCAGAGTGTCAAGAGACTCTTTAGCATTCTCAGGAATGAGCTGCTTCGCAAGTTCCTCGTTGGCAATGGTACGAGCAGACTTGCCGGTATCAGTACCAATCAGAGTATTGATCTTGCCCGCCAGTTCAGTGTCATCATAAGTGGCAGCATCTTTGGCATCCTCAATCAACTGCACAACAGTCTTATCTTCGGGAACGGCGCCAACCTTGTCCTTGAGAGCATCAACATCAGTCTGGGCATCATCACCAGCCTTCTTGGCTGCGGCAATAGCGTCATCGTTTGCACCCTTCGCTTCGTATGTATTACCCAGATCCAGGTCTTTGATTGCATCGTCAACAGTCTTAGCCACAGAACCTTCGGTGGCCTTATCACCATTCAGCTTGTCGATTTTGCCCTCAGCGGCAGTCACGCGGTTGGTCAAAGTTTCAAGAGCAGCATCGGTAGCAATACCATCTGTCTTCTTGTCCACATATTCCTTCACAGTATCGAAGGTTTCCTCACCCAGCTTCAGCTCACCAACTTTAGCATCGATCTGCTTTTCCACATCTTCGGCAGTAGTGTAGGTGGCATCAGCGGTCAGGGTCAGCTTACGGGTCGCAGGATTATAGCTCGCCTTGGTGATAGCGTTGCCCGTACCAACAACTTCAATGCTGGTAGCGCCAGTATCCAGGTTGATCTGGATATACTTTTCGCCATCCCATTTTGCCAGACAGTTAATATCTGCCACATAGTACAGGGCAGTGGTGCTTGGGTTGGTGTGCGCCTGCAGTGCGGTCAGTGTAGCGAACTCCTGGAAGTCGCCAATACGCACACGAGTATCGGCGTTTACGTCCAGATACAGCGCACGTTCATCAGTGGTCACATAAAAAGTACCCTCTGCGATAGCGGCAGGCAAATCAGCCAGTAAACCCTTTTTGAAAGCAACTTGTGCCATATCGTTATTCCTCCTCATTTAGTAGTGCCCGTGGCAGAAAAACTCCGCCACGGGCTTTTGTCGCCTAAGATTAGACGTTTTCCTCATCACCCAGGTTGCCCCAGACAATACTTGCCATCACAGTATCAAGCGCAGCCTTGTCCTCAGCACTCATGGCACCAGCGGACTCAGTAGTAGCCAAACCAAGGCTCAGGCCAGCCTCACCAACCACCAGACCGTTGGCGTTGGTCTCGTCCAGCTTCACAGAAATGGTGTTGTTCTCCACCTTAATGCCGTCACCAGCCTTAACAGTGTCCACCAGTCCTTTCAGCGGAATGTAGATATGGCTCTCATCGGCATCCGCCAGAACGAGATCAACATAAGGATCGCCAACCTCAGCGCCAGCGTATGGAGTGTCGGCAGTCTCGACGATCTCATATGTGCCACCACTCAGAACAGTATCCTTGGGGATATTGATGGCGTCACCCACATAGGTAACGTTCTCACCCTCGGTCCGCTTCAGCTTGTAGGTAGCAGAGTAGCCTTCCTCTGGAGTCTCTTGAGCCTCAATAGCAAACTCGACAGCACCAGAAACCGCAGCAGGAGAAACGAACAGACCGTCTCCCTTAAGCTCCAGAGCGTTGCCTTCCTCCTTGGAGATTTGCACACCGATAGTAGTATTGCCATCATCGCCGGTGTCCAGAATCACACTGGTATCAACAGCGGTCAGGCCAATAGCACCACCGGCAGACAGAGCGTCCAGCTTCTTCTTGTCCTCGGCGGACATCAGACCAGACGCAAGAGCGGTAGCCTCAGCACCCTTGGCATAAAGCACGTCACCCTTGAACAGCTCCTGAGTGTCACTCAGCCAGTACAGGGTATTGCTGTCCTTTGTGACAATGGCATCATACTGGGCGCGAATACCCTGCTTGAAAATAACATTTGCCATAACAATAACCTCCTCATTTTTTTGCTATATACAAACGCTCTCTAAGCGCTTATATCGTGATTACATATCCTCCCATATATAGGTAGTTTCGCCGCCTGGCTCATCTATACTATCGCCACCAATATCACTCCACTCATCATTGGGATTCAGATCAACAGGGTCTGGAACCTCTGCTGGTTCATCCTCAATAGTGAAGGTGAGGATCTTTCTTTCATCAACGTGCGGGACATAAATAGAGCCATCTTTTCCCACAACCACACCGAGATTCTGAGTCGTCTCGTCATCAAATGTGACGAGTAGTTCGCCATCCTCGTTAATCTCCATACCAATAATGCCGCGAGCAGTATCGGCACGAACAAAAATCGGGTCTCCGAGAGGAACCTGCTCAGTCCCAATTTCGTTTCCATCTTCATCCTTGACAACAACGGTGGACACCAACTGAATAGTGCTGTCCTCCTCATTGAATACGATGTTATCAGCTTTAGCTGCAACGACCTCGTCGGTCTTATCAATACGCTCATTCAGCGTCTGCTCAGCCTTCTCAACCTTATCCTCCATCTGCCGTTGCATACTATAAATAAGAGCCAAGTGGTGGTCTGTAATCACATCGTCCATACAGGTGGACTCTGCGATATGAAGCAGACATTCTCCGCTCTTAGCAACATAAGGAGCATTATACGGGCCAGCATAAATCGTCAAAAATGTTGTTACTGTCCCAGCATATCGCGTCAGCTTGCTGGTTACCGGCATAGTAAACCTGTAATACGTCTCGTTGTAAAGTTCCTCCTGTCGGTTCAGCAGATCAATATCCGCCGTTCCATCCGGTCGGATATAGCTTAGATACACGGCGGCAACGCCCATATCAATGTTTCCAACGGTAATTGGAAGAAGAAAGGTGAGTTTTTGGTTGAGGTGGTCGCCACGATAGAGCGCTTCACGAGACGTGACCTCCAGCCCCATATCGCCGCGCAGTTTGATATAAAACATCGTTTTCACCCCCTATATATAAGTACGGCTTTGTATGTCACCCGCACCTCATTGATTGCTGGAATAGTTTTTGAAAATGCAATACTATTCCGCTAAAATAACATAGTCAACCTCGTCAAGCATCATATTATCAAAATCATTTATTGCAAAACTGTCCATTTCGTCTAACAAACGATGTCGCTTGAGTTTTGACCCAGAAATATTTGCATCGACAATAAGCCCGTCAGCTTCTGGATATATGAGCTTAATAAGAACAGGAACCGCTTCCGCCATTAGCTGAATAATGTCGTTTGCAATTTCCAATTTCTTTGCCTTTGTGCCAATCACCTTGGAATCAATAGTAATTCCGCTGATAGCCCGACCGAGAGAATGGGAAAGCCTTGTTCCAAGAACCATTGCCGTAAGCTCAATACCAGCGACTGCATCAAACCCAATACGTTTACACAGACTTGTCAAAGTGGCATCAATAAACAGTTCTGTGTCCGTATCAAGCAAAAATCCAGTCTTTTTGTCTCCTAATACCTCAGCATTCAAAAGAGAATCCGACTGAATGGTCAGAAGGCTTCTTTTGAGCGTATCTGTGACGTTGACATCTGAGTCGATCCGGACATCCATGTGTCCAAGAGACTTTGCAATTCTTGTTACCAAAGGATTGACAGACATGACCATCTGAGTTTCTACTGTAGTGAGTACGGTAGACAACGTACCAAGATTTTCCGCAGAAATCTCAATTGACTCATTGACCAATGGAATGACACCTCTTGCCTTAAATTCCGCCGAGGCATCAATCGTGGCAGATACTCCGAGCTTCTCATAACAAGTCTTGATCATCTTATCAATCTTTGCCGTCATCTCTATACCTGATTGAGCTGCCGCAATTCTTAACAACTTGCACCCCTGCAGAACAGCATTAAGAATCATACGGTCGGTTACAGATATGCCGTCTCGAAACGGAATAGATTGAATGATGAGGTCACACTCTGTTAGGTGGCGGTGCAGGAAAATATCAAAATCTTTTGCCATACGCCACCCCTCACATTACACAGGATTCTGCACGCTCAGGTTGAGATAGTTCGTCGGGATTGACATAATAGTAGCGGGTTCAATACTGCGTGGAGTAGAAAGCTGCCCATACTGAAGCAGGTTCCCACCCGTCAGGGCATCATAGATCACGAAGTATGTTACAGTTCCCCAGCTGGCCGTACTTTCAGGGAAATCAATAGACAAAGTGTTCGTCACAACGCCACCGGAAGGCTTCCCGAGAGAGGCCAGCGCTACACGAGAATAACCGGCGCCAGATGGTTCGTTTACATTCATTCCGGTAACAGTGGGTGCTGTGGTGGACAGCCCAATATAATACTGTGTTGGCAGAGCAGTACCAGTATCAGTACCATAGACATTGCCAGCAACAACGTTCAGGAAATATTGCGTCGTCATAAATGACCCTCCTTATTAAAAATAGGTATAATAAAGCCGGCCCTAATAGGCCGGTTATTTATTGGATAAAGCTTTTATTGATGTTGTTCGTGATATACATCAACCCTTGTTTTGGAATTTCCACATTCCCATTCACATCTTTAATGGTAATCTGGTAAATGTACTTGCCAGACAGCTCATAGGTTTCTAATGGTGCAAGCTCCACAGATAGGACGTTAAGTGCCGATTCATCTGCGTTTTCAAGCACATCCATAGTTTTAGTCAGGATAGGTTTGCCCTTTTTATTGATGAAGTCCACAATCGAAAAATTGCTTGTGCATCCTGTCATACTGAATGGTTTTCTATTTTGATAGAAATACACATTAAACAAAAGGTTCTGTGTTTCGCCGCCAACAAACTCAATCGTTGGTAAGGTGTACGGGTTTATATCACACGACATACACGTCACCCGCCTTTCTCGGTTTACTTATCCTCTTGTGCTTTTTCGGGGCCGACGATATCGACGCCCTCCAGTATACCGGCAATCTCTTCAATGGCGGCGATACTACCGCCCAAGTTGCCAAGGTTCTGCTTTCCGCTCACAGAGATGCTGTTCAGTGCGCCCAGAACAAGCGTAAGCCGCTGCATAATTTCTTCTTTCATATGGAGTCTCCTTTAACTCATATTGTTTATTTTTGATTCAAGTCTCTTGATTTTTTCTTCAAGTTCATCAATACGATGATAAAGTTTTTGTGTCATGAACGTATTTAGAGGAATGAAATTTTCATATCTCAAGTAATACTGATCTTCATACTCGTCATGCACATCATCAATGCCAGCAGAACGAACAAGTCCAGCAAAATCAGATGTGTCAAGTCCGGACATCAAAATTGCATCTTCAACATCCTGCGCAATGAATCCGATGTGATATCGTCCGCTATGCCCGTTATTCATACGGAATGCAGTTGGCTTCAAATTCATAAAGAATTTACTATACTTGTCCATATCATAAATGATGCTATTTTTGATTCGTCTATCTGATCCTCTCGCAAATTCGGCGCTTGAGTAACACCCTCCAGAGGTAACGTATACAGCGTGGCCTCCAGCGGTCATGCGAACACCACCATTGGTTGCAATAACATAGTTTGACGCATCAGACCCGTACATCATAGAACCATATGTATAACTTTTTCCGTCGTGTCCCATTGCACATCTGAAACCACCAAAACTACTTCCGAGCGTGATAATATCTGCGTTAATCGTACCTGCACGAATATAGCTGGCATTGATATACAAACGATTGTAGTCTGAACTACTAAAGATACCAAACCTCGTCCCGCCGCTTGTCAAAATATTAAAGACCTTTTCATCGCTTATCGCATTCTGTTGTGCAATCTGAATCGCATTCTGCGCATTTGAATTAGCTGCTATTGCATATGATTGTGCATTGCTGGCAGTGTTTACAGCGGTATTTGCTCTTTGATATGCTTGACTACTTGATGCATTGTATTCTGTGACATTTGCCCAGTTGATTGATGACCCCCAATTCATTGTGATGTTTCCACGCACAGTTACATTGCCATTAGCATCAACAACGAAGTTGCCATTACCGACATTGATTCCGTTTAGATTTAGATAGCTTGCAGTAAACTCGTAGTTACCATTCATCATAGAGCCGCCATATCTATCTTGGAAAGTCGCCCCTGAAACAACACCTTGGAACGTACCATTCTTTGCATAAATATCACCATTCTTTTTCACCCAGAAAGGTGCGCTGCCAGGACTTTCAGCACCGGCCCAAAACGCATAAAGAGAATCTGTATTGGTGCCGGAGCCATTGATAGCTACATAGTTGCTACCTCTTCCAGCGTGCAAAAAATCGTTCTCAATGGTGAATCCACCTATATATCCAGATGTAGCCTTGAGATTTCCACGGAAATAGGCATTGCCGTCTCGAAGGTCAAGAAAGAAATTCGCGTTCTCTGGCATACCATCAGAATCAAATACCATATCGCCGTCATTGTCTATAAAAGAAGGGATTACGGTCGTTCCTTCTGTTGTGAACAAATCTCCAGTACCGGCAAGCACACCGTAGTCTGGATCAAGAATGATTTTTCCACCAGTCACAGCACGAGTGGCAGCTCTTGTTGAAAACGTAGACGCATTTCCGCTCTGAAGAATAAAGGTTGCATTATAAAGCCACGCTCCCGTTGCATCGACCTTAAACTGCATAACTCCTCTATCATTTTCATTCTCGATAACGAGATTATTTCCGACAATCAACTTACCGCCAATGACTTCCGCATTAACTCCAAAATACTCTCCAACTTCTGGTGAAGCAAAATATCCAATCGCCAATTTGCTGCTTGCCCAGTTATCGTCCGACATAGCAATCATACTGTCAACAATTCGGATTTGGTATTTAGAATCACCGCCAACATGAATACCGGAACCATTGATAACAACGCTCTGATTTGAGGCGCCGAGAATAGTATTTTTTGCAGCGTCCAAAGAATCCGACATGAATTTTGAAACCGAAGCGGCCTGATTTGTAGCCTGATTGTAAACATATTTATTCGCATCAAAACTTCGGCTCGTTGAATAGCTTGTCTCTATCATGTCTTTTAGGGTGTTTGTCATATCATGACGCTTGAACCTATTTGAAAATATCAGAGAAAAATCACTCTGATTTTCAAAATTGATCTCAAACTCTATAATATAGGGCGTGATGATTACGTCGTTGTCAATCTTCAAATAAACGCCTTTTCCAAGTTCAAGCTGATTGCGAAACGGAGCAAATTCCTGTGCAAACAAGAAATTACCGGAGTCAACAGAAAATTCATATGTTGGTGTAGAGATATCACTCAGGACATCAACAGCATAGTCATACAGTTCCATCTGAACAGAATACTTTTGGTAATCACTTACATTTGCAGTTAAGAACATAGAACCAGATGGCGCAGAAAATCGAATCATAGAACCTTCATATGTTGTAACCTCATCAATTGTGACTGCGCTTATATTGCTCGACAGTCCAGAGTAAGTACCATTGACAGTAATAGTTCCACTTGGAGCAGTTTTATCATTAACACGGATTGTTCCAGCGTAAAAGCTCAGAACAAAACTTCCGTTGCTTTTAGTCTCCAGTGTACCACGAATAATATCTCCAGAAATATCGTAGCCGCCAGTCAATGAGAACGTCCCTCCAGACATTACATACATCTTTTTTGAAAATGTATCTGTCAAATCCACCATCCAGATAGACGATCCGCTGATGGAAACAGTTTCATTGGAAAGATTATAAGAGTCCCCTGATACCGATACATCTAAAGTTGACGCAACAAATGTGTTTTCTGTAATATCTTGCTCAATCAGAAAGTGCGAAAGTTCCTCATATTCTTCATCAGAAAAATAGTTTTTGATAGCAAGCTCGTCCACAACAATTTGAATCTCGCTTGTGTAGGAATCGAGTTCGCTTTGAATCGAATCAATCAAGTCTTGCTTTGAAGAAATTTCTGCATTTTTAGAAGCAATGTTTGCATTTATGTTATTCAACAAAGTTTGCTGACTTGCAATTCCTGCGCTTGTTGTTTCCATAGCAAGCGCCTGAATTGTTACGCTTTGCTGACTAACAAGCGAATCAAGCTGCCCTTTCAGGTCAGTTAGAGCCGCCTGCTCTGCAAGAATTCGTGCCGTGGACGATGCCTGTAGCGCAACAAGTCCCTTGTAATACATTTGCTGATTGATAATACTGCGCTGCCATGTATTCCATTTGTTGGCGAGTCCGCCAGATATATCTCCATTAGAGATAAAATATGATAGATCGTAAATCCAGTTAGTTCCGATTGGATTTACAGCTCTAATATCCAGGTCGTCTGCGCCATATGGCCGAATTGCAGTTACCAATTCATCGCTCTGCTCAGAATTATCTATAGATTCCAGAAGATTGTCAAAGTCCAAATAAATTGGTAGATGTTTTACCTGTTCATCTGCGTCATAGACGTTAATTGTCCGTTTATATGTATCGAATACAAATACGCACCGATATTTTTCTGGTGCATTATTATACACAAAGGACAGCAAATAATCGTCATAGTCATCAAACGTGCGGTATTTTCCAATTAGAGATGGAGAAACGTACCCTGCGCTCCAACCAATAGCAATTTCAAGTATGCGCCCAAGTACGGTATCTGTTGGTGATGCTGGGTTCCAAAAGTTAAACGTTCCTTCTTCCAAAAAAAATTTCTTGGACTCAAGGGTCTTCTCATAAGAATACCCTGTAACGTGTTTTACTTCGGATATCCCATCTGCCGTTGTAGACGGATTCAAGATCTCATAGACCCCATAGCATTTTGTGTATATTTGCTTATGCCCGGACACAGCTTCATAAAGAGGATTCCTAACGCCATCAATGCTTGCCGGAATATCAAAAGATATTTCACTTGGCTCAGAGTATTTAATGTTGAATTTCAAATTATATACGCCTGGAATTACACCAATTACTTTATCCCCAAGTGTTTTCAGCAGCAGTTCAGGTGTCTCCGGATTACCGTTTCTATCAAATTCTAATTTTGAGTAGTCAAGATACATTTTGTCACCTCCTTACGCTGACACGTTATATAGGAGCCTTCCTGAAATCGTGAGTGTTCCATTGCCTGTTACAATAAGATTGTTGTCGCCATGCACCAAACGGAAAAAGTTCAGATTAAACCCTTCATACAAGTTGCTCTTATTGTTCGTATCTTGTATAATCCCGTTTAGGTTATCGATTTCAATAGCATCAGTTGATGCTGGGATACCATCAAGCAGAAATTCCCGCTTGTCATCATCCTGATTAACGATGCTCAATCTCGTTGTACCAGACGTCGGCCGGAAGGAAATAGATGGTTTGATATACTCACGGACAGAACTATTGTTACGAAACAAGATTTCAGTCTCCCCGTTAATGGTATACTCGTTTTCGAATGGGTATCCATACGCATATGGACAGTCGCATACAACATTTGCTTCAAACGCAACAGGCAACCATCCATGCATAAGCGGAGTTAATTTTGTAATAAGGCAGCGAAACTGCACCCATTCTAAATCAGGCTGGTCAATAGATAGCCATTGATATTGTTGATGCCCAGTTAGCCACAACGCAATGTTCTCCAACTCATATCTGTCAAGCGGTCCCTCTGCGCCAAATATCAGCTTAAACTCAAGTGGCTTCTGATGATAATTCACTCCAAAATGCAGAGGCGGAATGCGAAGGTTTGTGCGTGTCTCAACAATAGACGCTTGGTTGCCAAAGCTGACATTACCTTGATTTGTACTACCAAAATCATAAATCATCAGCCCATACATGGCAGATGATTCTCCATTAAATGAGAATTCATAAGAATTGAAAGCCATGTATCACATCGCCTCCTTTCAAATATGATTGTGGAGGGGAGCATAGCAACTCCCCTCCACGATGCTTATCGTTTGATACGAAGCTGTGCCAGGATTTGATTGGTGAAATTGCGATTGATTTCCTGGTGCTGCTTCACAGTTTCGTCATTTGCCCCATAAATGTAAACATCCCCGAAGTGAACGGTATCTGTTTGATTGTTCGTAACAGCCGGTAATGGAGCGTGTGTACTATCTACGCCATTTTTAGCAATATCGAAAAGTCCTGACAGATCAACGGAGCCAATAGCCTTACTAAGTTTCGCAGACAACTCCGATGTAAAATCAATCAATCGGTACAGACCTTTCTGCTTTGGCTCATCAAGCACGAGTTCTCCCTTTTCAAGGACTGCCGGAACCTCCTTGCGGCCAAGGGGAGCCTGTCCATCAACATATCCACCAGTATGGTATACGCTGTACAACAGTTTGCCAACACCGGACGAATTCAGCCTGTCCTTAGTAATCCACCAAGTTCCGTCAGAATCACGATACTCAGCATGAACACCATACTGGTCGAGCTTAGCAGCCTCAATAGCTGCTTGCTTATGGAGTGCATCATTTGTGTCCTTTGGATTAAATGTACTCCATTGAGCACTCAGCTTCTTCATGCGAGCGACGATTGCTCTGACCATATCCGCGTCAGTAGTAGATGTGTCCACATCAGACGGACCGAGTATGCCGGACATTCCATCGTCTCCTGGTCCGAGTGTATTAGGACCACTGCCTATATTACTGATTTGCGTAGTAATGCTTGCAATTTCAGCTCTTAATCCAGCAAGCATATCCTTTACAGATGTGCCGTAGCGCTGTGCAGCGAGCTCACACTGTGCCCACGCATCGGTGATTTCCTGGTTAAGCACTGAGCCATATTCATAGTTCCAGCTAATTAGTTCTTGATACAACGTCTGCCAGTGCTGGTCAATGTAGTTGATAGCCATATCATAGAGTTTCTGATAAGAAGAAATCGTATTTTCAAGAGCAGCAATTTCTTGGTCTTTCTGCGCCTCATACGCTTCCTGCATATCATCAAGAGCCTCTTTTTGTGCCTCACGAGCATAATCAGATTGAGTATCGGAAAGCTCCTTTTGAAGTTCAGCCATCTCTTCTTCGAGTTTGATCTTTTGCGCCTGAGCATCACGGCTATCATCAAGAGACAGTGCATTGATACGTTCTTGCAGCTTTGCAATCTCTTTTACCTTTGCTGCAACTTCATCCTCGTAGTCAGCTTCGTCTTTTGCGGCATCAAGAGCCTCCTTGCGAAGCTCAATGATTTTGGAGTATGCGTCTTTCATCTCTTCAAGTGCATCAATCTGCTCCTGAATACGATGCTTTAGCATATCCATAACGTACTTGACAATACCCTCTACGCCATCCTGCATAGTTGTCAATTCTTCTTTGAGCTTCTCCAACGACTCCTTTGCCTCGTTGGATACACGTCCAATCCCAGCAATAGCGTTTTTTGACAATGCCTGTAGCGCTTTAATGTTGTGCATTGCAGCGCTATATTGAGAATCAGAAAGTTCTCCAGCCAACCGCATTTGCTCAAGCTGTGCATAAACAAGACCCCAAGTAGTGTTGGTCGCCTCTGTCGTAGCAAAGCACAACATATCCAAACTCTCATTTGATTCTCCGAGAGCCGCAAGACGCAGCCTCTCAACATAGGCCAAGGCATTTTCAAGGGCAAGCTGTTCTGTCTTTGCAGCAATGACAGCGTTGATACGTTCCTCGTTGATAACAAGAAGACCGTTCTCATCTTCAAGGTACTGCATATACTGCGGTCCAAGGTCATAAATGGATTGTAGTGTATCAACGGAAATAAAACCGCCATTTGAAGCAAACTCCTCTGCCGCGTCATGGAGCGTATCTTGTACCTTCTGTACCTCGTCCACAAGATCAGATGCGGCGTCAACCATGTCAAGCAGATTATCAACAACTTGATCTCGAACGTCTTTGATTTTCTGGGCATAATCCCACCATAGGTCACTCAGTTTGCTAACCTCGTCGCTGGTATCTTTGTACCCCTGTGATCTATAAAACTCTGCTTGCTCATGGATGATTTCCTGGATTCGTTTGTAATAATCTACGATATCATTAGCATATCCGGCGACACCAGGTAGGTAATTCTTATCCATGGCATTTTCCATCCAGTTTTCGGTCAACTTGATGGCATTTTCTCGCTCATTAGCCATATCTTCGTAGTTCTCAACAATGGCCTTTTGGATACTCTCTTGATAACTCCACCACTGCTTTTGAAGCTCCTGAATGTAGTCTGAGTTCTCATCCAGCCCCATTGCACGATACCGCTCGGCATAAGCGTGTACAGCTTCCTGCATCTGACGATAAATCGCAACGATCTGATCTGCGCTTCCACCGTTTTTCTCCAACAAGAAAATAGAGTGTTCAAAATTACCAATGATGTCACTTATTTCTTCTTTGAGCTTCTTCAGAGCATCCTCAAGAGCATCTTCAAGTTCCTTATTATCAACAGTTGCTGTAACCTCGACTTCGGCTTTTGGCGAATACATTTCGCCATGTGTTCCAGTTTTATTTTTGTTGATAACAACATTACCATGTGTACCGCCTGCAAAAGCTGGCATTGTACCAACGATATGCTTACCAGAACCACGCAAGATCTTCTTTGTCTCATCTGCTGTATATACCTGGTCACCTTTATTAAGGTCAACAACCTCTGGACCGCTTACACCGGCAAGATACGCTCTATCGCCAGACTTGATAAGTTCCGGATCTTCCTCGCCAACCAGAGCGGGGCCAGCCGGAGCACCGTCAGTACCGTTTGCGAATCCAAGCATACTGCCAATTGAACTAAGAATACTATTTTTCTTCTTTACTTCATAATAGACAGTGGCCGTTCTACCGTTAATGTCTGAAATAGCATCGCCTATAGAATATACCTTTGTTACAGCTTTGTCCGCTGCATTTCCGATATCTTCGATTTCAGAAACAACATTATCTGTTGACTGATCATCAACTTCTTCAACAGCCTCGCCAATACCATCAACGCTCGCTGTAACATCCACAAACTCAAGTCCTTGAATGTATTCAAGAGCACTTGTAATATCTTTGATTTCGCCGTTTGCATTTGTGAGAGTGATGTTATCAACCTCATCGAGTTTGGTAATCAGTCCTTCTGCTTCGTCCTTTGTAAAGCCAAGCTCCTGAAGAATATCGCTCAATCCTTCGTAATTCACAGAGATGTTGATACCGTCCTTTGTAACAACACCGAGTTCGTCCAAAGAACCAATTAGGCTGTCTACATCTTGTGTAATACTAAGAAAGCTAACATTATCAAGCTCAGATAGCGCTGTGATAATATCGTGAATTTCTTTTTGTGTTTTGCCGAGAGTGAGAAGCTGCTCAGTTAGTCTATCGAGATTGATAACCCTTGTAAGCGTCTCAGTCGTCTCTCCCATATCATCGACGTTCTCTTTATAACTGTCCATGGCAATGCCAAGGTCATAAAGCGTATCTATCACATCGTCAATATTGAAGAAATCAACATCGCCCCACATAGACAATGCTTTGAGGCAAGAAAGAACAGCTTCCTCCGTAAGCCCCATCTGTTCCGCAATGGCCGCAATATTCTCCTGGTCAATATCAAAAATATATCCTCCACGAGAATCCCTGCTAATTTCGAGCAGCTTTTCGCCTTCTTCATTAACCAGCTTACCAGCCTCAGACAGCTCATACAGCTTTTCAATAAATCCGGCGCCAGCACTATCTGCATCCGAAAAGATAGACTCATTACGCTGCATGGCCTCATAAATTTCGTCAAGGCCGTCGCTCCAACCCCATATAGCAAGTTGTTCTCCGCCAAAAAGGAACTCAGCAGCAGCCCAGAACGCATTTGAATTAGTTGTTCCCGCTTCAAACTGTTTATTCAGTTCTTCAAACGCCGCTGCATAAGATTGAAAATCAGTATCCTTTTCTTCAACGGACATAGCAGCATCATATTTTGCTTTAGCGCCTGCGACCTTATCGAACTCATCAACCATACCATCAAGAGCCTTATTAAGTGCCAAAGCCTCTGCCGTAATAAGACTAATTCCATCTCCGCCGCTTGCCATACTCTGAAGAATCACAGATAAAAACTGTGCATTCATTCCATCCTGCTCAAGGATATAAGCCAGCTCCGAACTACTGCCAGCCAGCTCCTCTATCTTATCAGGAGTAATTTCGCCAAGAGAATTAAGGAGAGACAAAAGTTCACTCTTCGCATCAGTAAAGGATTCAGAGTTCCATAGCATCCTTATACTGTTCCCAAGCTCCTCTGCGCGTCGTTTTGCAACGGCTTGTTCACTGTTGTATTCGTTTAGAGCCACTTTGAGATCATCCCAAGAAGTGATACCCTGCTCAACAGTCAATTTGTATGCTATTTCAAGATCTTCATCTGATAGATCATTGAGCATCCGCTGAATGGCTTTGTATCCATCAATCACATTATTTGGTATGTAGGTAAATGGATCATCGCCGGTTAGTGTAGTTGTTTCAATCGAAGTGCCTACAACACTTTCGGCAAGGGCGCTTGCAATAGCGTGTCTACGTTTTAGGATCTCCTTTGCAGTTGCTTCTTGCTTCGTTAGCGCCGACAGAAGTGCCTTGTACTGTGTATCCTCTGCCAACATACTGTTGACAATTTCTTCTGCTGAATAGGAGCCATCGACATCGAAATCTTTATCATCCTCCAAATTGTCGATGATTGTATCCCGAAATTTCTTGAACTCATCCACAGATGTTGGAGACCCTGCAGCTTCAGCGGCCAGAAGCCAATTCTGAGCAATCAGCTTATTTGCGTTATCAATATCGGATATTGCGTCTTCGAGATGTTCGTTATAATCATTATACGCATCGGAGAGTTCTTCAAACACCTTATTTTCTGAACCGAACTCCTCACGGATCGCATTCATTGCAGATTCGATCCAGCGATAATTCTCTACTACTTCATCAAATGAATACTCAGAGAAGACATCTTTGATAAGACTGTTCGGCGGTGTAAAAGTACCACCATTTGTACCAACTGAAATACCAGAAAATCCTTGTTCTTTGAGATATTCTAAAGCTTCCTTTACACCATCTCCAGATGCGCTAAATCCAGACGATCCGCCAAGCCATCGGGTCATATCTTCTACAGCTTGCTGTTTTGAATCTTTTGCTCCAGCAAGCGCAGTAGAAATATTGGTCTTCATTGCTTCTTGAGCCGCACCAATAATAGAAGCCTTTAGATCATCATAATCACTGGCCAAATCCTGCACAACAATTCCTTGTGTCTTAAGATACTGAATCAACTCATCTTGGATGGAAATAAGATCTTCTTGTGATCCTGTGCCAGCATCAACAGCATTACATAGCTCAATATAAGACCGGGTGAGGTCAAGCAAGTTATCGCTTTCTTCAACAGCCGCACGACCGGCTTTAATACTTGCCTCTCTTGCCTCTGCCGCCTTATTGATAAGGCTTGATAATCCAGAAATGATTGCGTTGATAATAAGACTAATACCAATACTGACAATCATATTCAATGCGGTATTGAGTGCTGTTACTCCTACTGCAGCAAGTTTTGATTGAAGACCAAGCGTTTCTGTTTGCACGCCAGCCGTTTTGCAATATGTCATATAGCCTTTAAGACTGGCAGTTCCACCATTCAGGCTCTTCAAATATGCGGCCAAGGAATTGTCTGTTCCTTCAAGATTGCTCATAAATGTAGCCTGCGCATCAGCAGACGCTCCAAGCATAGCATTATACGAATCTATACGAAGATTGGCGTTATTAAGACTACCATTAAATCCTATACGCAATGAATCCGACAAACTTGCACCAGCTTTACGTGCCGTATTAAAGTTTTTAATGAGTGCAACAAGCCCACGGTTTGCAAGCTGCATTTTGCCATCATCAAAATCAAAAATCCCAGAAGCTGTACCCCTGGCATTTTTAATCGCTGTATATGATCCAACAATCGCTGTAATCATTGTTGGCAATGTACCAAGTTTTTCTATAATCTTGGTCAACACATCAAGGGCACCTGTTCCAAAATCAACAAGCCCTTTAATAAAGTCAGAACTAATGAATATATTAGAAAGTTCTTCAAACGTCGCCTTGAACTGATTGAGCTTGGCATCAATCGTGTCCATGTATATGGTGTTAGCTTCTGTCGCAACGCCAGCAGAGTGCATGGCATCTGAATAGGCTCCAGCAGCATCGGACCAGTTCGAGAGGATACTGCTGATAACCTGAAGCTGACGTGTTCCGCCAAGAATCTCCGCAATACGAGCTTGTTGCGTATCAGTCAGGTCGTCCCAAACCTTAGCAATTCCCTCAAAAATATCATAAATATCCTTGAAGGAATCTGTAGTTCCTTCCACCATAATATCAAAGCCCGTTAATGCTTTGATTTCACTGGCGTACTTTGAAAATCCCTGGGCAAGATCAGATGTGTCTTCACCCAATTCCTCAAGCTCAGTCTTAGATCCACGAATACGAGCACTAATTGTTTTCAGAGCAGTACCAACCGTCGAAGCATTCTGCACAGCAGCATTAGCGGCGGCAATCAAACCAGCAGATTTCTCAAAACTGGTATTTGTTGCGTTCAGAGCGGCGCCAGACTTCTCATACGCCTCCATCATTTCACTGGCGGAAACGGCATACTTCTGCCCAATTTCAACCAGAACATCTGCAACGTGTTCTGCTTGGGAAACATCCATATTGAATCCTTTGATAATCGAGGTCATACCAGTAGTGGCCTCGCTGGAATCCACGGCAGCTACATTTGCGAGGATATTTGCATATTCAGCAAGTGTTGTCGCTTCTTCCAAATTGTAGCCCAGTCGGCTAAACGTCTCAATAGAACCAAGTACGTCAGTGATACTCTTGCCTAAGTTCTTTGCCAAAACTGTAGCGTTTTCTAAAAAAGTCGAAAGCTGTGCGTCTGTTGCGCCAGTTACGATCTGCAATTGAGCCAATGCGCTATCAATTGCCCGCACATTGGTAACCATATCTTTAATCGTGTGGATAGCCGCTGTCATACTTCTGGTGATCAGCATCCACCCGCCAAATCGTTCATATGCTTTAGACAAAGAATCCAGCATTGAACGACCGAGCGATCCAGTCGTTGTGGCTTGTGTGCGGATATTCGCAAACTCGCCTTCCATTTCTCTAAGTCTCTCAGTAGTAATTGTAGCGCCAGAATTCAGCTCCGTAAGCATTGCACGTATACTGTCTCCTGCGTCTGAATAGCTCAACTTGCTGTTAGACTTCAAGAATTTCGTCATGCGCTCCTGAAGCCCAGCAATTTGCTTGAGTGAAGAAATCTCTACTTGGTTTGCAGATTCTTCCCTTTGTGCCGCAGCTTCTGCAGCTCTTGCCGCACGTTCAGCGGCCTCTGCAGCCTTTTTCGCCTCAGTTTGTTTGTTCTGGATTGCAGTTATATTCCTTTGGATGGCAAGCCCCTCCTGTTGGAGAGCCTCAATATCACCAGAACGACTGGCCTTGACTTCTTTGACCTTTTGTGCCCATTCGTTGTATGCCGCTGTAATTCTTTGGATTTCTGCCTCGTCGGCAATCATGTTACTTCCAGAAATACCACTTTTGTAGGTGTTTGCTACACCCTTTACAATGGAATCCAGAACCTCCATCTGCCCAGCCCAGCCCGCCGCTGCAGCCTTTGCTTCGTTCATTTTCTGAACGGCTGTATTTGCAGCGTCGGCAGTACCACGCATTGTAGCGTCAACACCTTCTGTACCAAGGAAATCCTTGAGTCCAGTTATATTGACTCCATTCTGAACACTCAGCGAACTGAGCATCGTCTGAAGCTGTCTCTTTACATTGGTCACGGCGGCAGAACAGTCAATCTTATTTACCTTTAAGGTCATCGGATTGCTATTCAGCATGGCTTGCGCTTCTTTTCTCACGCGGTCCATGTCTTTCTGCAGAACCGTGAACTTATTGCTAATCTTAATCTGACCGACCAAATCGTTAATCTGCTTGTTGAATTCAGCCTTACTTGACCGATCAACACTAAGTTTAACCTTTGCGCCAAAACCTGCCATTTTTCTCACCGTCCTTTGAAAAACGGACAGGATTTCTCCTGTCCGTCAATGATTAAAAATATCTGTCCAATCCGGATTGTATTGCGTTGCGTATCGCAGAACTTCTGTCAATTTCTTTTTGTGCATTTCCAATTGCTGGCCTTGGAAATCCACCTCTCCAGATACCCATGTTTCCGGTCTCTAACAACTTCAAGAAAGAACCAGGACGCCTATTATGGAAGCTGTATCCAGGCACAACAGACTTGGAGGCTGTTGCGTTGCTGGTTACCATAATTTCGTCCTCATGTGTGAATGTTGAATATACAGAACCAAGAAGGACGAAACGACGTTTGTATGTTGTACCACCGACCCATGCATTTGTTTTTGGCGTATACACGTCATAGATATCGCTTTGGATGTGTTTTTTAACGATTTCTTTCGCAACTGGCGCTACATCACGTTTCAGGATGTCATTGCACTTTTTCTGCACCGCATCACAAAGTCCTTCCCAACTATCGTAAACAGGCATTACAATCAGTCCTTTTTCTTGCGTAAAGTAACCACATTTTCCTCGAACGACACAACAGGGCTTTCTGCTGTAACTGAAGCTTCTTGTTTCTTCGCATTAAACACTGCTTTTACCAATTTTTCTTCGTCAACGTCAGTAGCTTTAGTCAGATTCTTCACCAAAGCAGACATATCTTCTCCTTTAATTGAACCGAACAGTTCTTCACTGTTATTAACGAAAGCATCGATCTTTGCCGTCAGTTCTGCCATCTGATTCGCCAATGCACCTTCCATCATGGCGGTCTCGTGCTTGATTCTCTCATTGATTGAATACAAGATCTCGTTGTACTGTACTCCGTCAATAGTCCCCATTACCTGTTGGAACGCACTCGTATTGTAGATAAGGTCATATTGCTTTTCTGGGTCCTTTGGAAGTGTGAAATTTGCATACCGCGTCAGCACAGATGCACGAGTTGTAAAAGCCTGAATTTCAGGAATGTACCGCCCCGTTTCCATATCAATACAGGACGATACAACGTCCTCCACAAATTGAAGGACTTCCTGCAAAGGCAGGATACGGCGGATGATAATTTTAACATCTGGATTTCCATCCATAGGTACAACAATAGTATTGTTTTGCATGGTGGCTTCTAACTTATTGATAGAAATGCGAGCCGCTTTTTTACTCATGATATTTCTCCTTTATTTCTTGTCACCGCGCTTGCGGACAACCTTGTCTTTTTTCAGTATTTCAACGGCGTTCACAATATAGAATCCCTGACAAATTGCGTCAGCCAGATTATCATTCTCCGTTTCAATACCAAATTGGTCTTTTATGAACTGTATAGAAAGAATCTTTGATTGTTTTACACCGGATTTTTCAAGCGCAAGTATACGAGCACTCTTTTCTTTGGTGTTGCGCCCACGCGCCTTACAGAAGTTCTGCCATTGTGACGGGGCGATATAGCCATACAAGTATTCGTTCTCCTCAAAGAGGTTCACGAGGACGCCCTGAAGCTGCGCGAGCTTCTTAAACGAGGACACCGAGACGCGCATCTGTATGTCCTCAACGAATACAGCTCCGATGTCATATGTTTTTAACACCGCAGCAATCAGCTCTTTGATGTGCATAATTGCTTTAGCGTATGTATATTTTTCAAGAGAGAACTCGAATGTGCCGTACCCAATCAATTCCCCTTTCTCATAGTCAAAAACAGCCCAAGCCCCGTTTCGTGCCTGGTCTATTGCGAGAATGTTCAAAATGTATCACCACTCAAAAACAGGGGAGGGGAGATTATCTCTCTCCTCCTCCCCTTATTGGATTCAATTCTCCGCGGCCGTCTCAGCAGGTTGTTCTGCCTGCTCATTATCAGGAACCTCATAAAGGGGCGTAGGAGCCTCTTTAACAATGGTCTCACGTCTGGCGTGTACTTTCTTCTCCTTTACCTTTGGTGCCGGATTTCGAGCATCCTGAATGCGTTGGAAGTAGATTTGCCCGCACTCTGGCGAACAACACATCTCCCTCCAGTTGAAAACACCACTGCCGGTCTTGACTGTACGGCAAGACTCATACTCCTTACCACACACCCGGCATACTTTCGCCTGCCTTGGCATAATTACCACCTCGCAGATTACTCAGCATCAGGAGTATCTTCGCCGAAGATAGTGTAAGTCCACAGAGTCGCAGAACTGGTGCCTGAACTCTTGTCGTTACAAGCGCTACCAGCCAGAGAACGCGCCTCGAACGCATGGGCGCTCTGGTTTTCGCCGAATTCCAGATCAAAGTTTCCGTTGAAGTCTGCCTTCGGAATGTAGAACTGTACGCGGTACACGTTGGCACACTTGTCCTCCGCAAAAGCATCAACATACAGAGACACCTTCTCGGAATAATGATCAGACAGATTCTCCAGCACATTGGCCTGGATCTTGCGGAAGTAGTACACAGCGATTTCAGTACCATCCTCGACATCGGCAGGAACAACGGGGTCGGCAGTGTCATCACCGGCATAGAAATTGATCTCCTTTGTGGTGGGATCGTAGGTGAACTTGCCGGGACCCACAGCGGAATCCTGTGTCAGAGCCTGACCAAGAGTACCGTCGTTGTTGCGAATGTAGATGGTATCAATCTCATTTCCGGCAGTACCAACAGCCTTATAGGTTGTGGTAGCCGTGTTGTTTGCCACAGTCAGATAGTCCGGGTACATAACGGAGGTCATCTTGTTCTCAAAGGCACTGCCAGTTTGCGTCTCAAGCAGACCGCCGGAAATCAGACCATTGCTGCCGCTTACAGTCACGGCCTTATTCTTCTTCAGGGTATTCAGCAGACGACCCTGCTTACCGGTAATGTCGGTCGTCTCCTGGGTGTTTGCGATTGTCGCGTTCTGCAGCTCGTCCAGGACCCATTTGAACGCACCTGAACCGATGTCAAACGCGGTGATCGTCTCGATACTGGTTACAGTAATATCGTTGACATTGATCATTGCTATCATCCTCCTATTTTGATGTCAGCCAGTTCAGTTGATCCTGGCTCAATTCTTTTACGTTGATTGTTCCTGCATAGCAGCCAATCATTGTATTGTCGTAGTTAATCTTCCTGATGATCTGATAGACACTTGCATGGAATTGATAGATGGTCAAATTCCTGGTCTCCTCATAGCCATACTTAAACTGCTCTGTATTGACCATGGCGACAATCAGGTCTTCTAACTGCGATTTGCGAGGTCTGCGCGCAGCCCGCTTTTGCTTGATGCGAGCGCGTTCAATCATATATTTCCTGGCCTCTTCATTACCAGGATTCTTATCGCTCTTTTCAAGGTGGTTAATTTTGCGAATCACACGCCGAATCTGGTCATGAATGGCTTGGTCAATCACAATGTCGTTCTCCTGATCTACAAGAACAACTTTACCATTCTTTTCGTTAATTGCTGTTTTGAACTTTGATAGGTCAAGGTCGCCAAAAACAAGGCTGGTATCATTTGACTTTATCCCGTTGAAAAGCAGCAAAAAAAGCTCGAACGAGGAGATCTTCGAAAAATCAATCCCTATATCGTCGAGCTGAACCATAAAATCTGACGGCGTTGCAATAATACCTGTAATTAGGCTGTAATACTCATCCTCTTTGTCCCATATCTGACCTACTGTCGGTATTGTGATTGCAATATGTTCATTGATTGGGAAAGAACGCGCATACAGATATCCGCTACTCATGAATGCTTCCGATTTACTGGCGGTTTCTTAGATATTCCGAGGCGATTAAAGTCCTTAGCTGTATATGTCAATACACGGCCTTGGTAATCTGAAACAGGGGAAAACCTACCCACTGAATACAGATCCAGTTCGCCAAGTCCAAAATACCTGTTACCGTTCAATTCCTTATCAATTTCAGCGGCCAGTTGGTCTGTACGAATGCCACCTTGTTTCAAACGCACTTTGCTTTTATGGGTAAACACCCATAAATACAGCACTGGCTCATAATATGTCTTGTCGTACACGCGGGCAATGTCCACATCAAAACAAATGAATGTTCTCCCGTCATCAACTGTATCTGGAATATACTCAAACGGGTATATCTGAGTATACTTGAGCTTGTAGTTTGGAACGGGAGCACTCTCGCTGTCTGTTACAAGGCGCACGATGTTTTCATTGCAACACAACGTTTCCATCAGCTTATTCTTGTAGTCAAAAAACTCATTAAGAAGCATTAAAGCCACACCCCACTTTTCTCAATTTCCTCTGGCTCGGCTTTATCCTTCTCAATAACTTCGTTCACAATCTCCTCGAATGTAGCCTCAGTTTTTGTGTCTGGCACTGGCCGCTCAGATTTTGGTTTCCAACCATAATAGTCAGCAATACGAAGCTTCGTGTTGTCATTGTCTGTTAGGTTTGTTTCGCCCATAATAAAGCGGAACACGCCCTTCCCATTGAAGACATTGAACATTTTGTTTGGCTTTGTTACTTCAAACGCAAGGACATCTTTGGAGTCCATATCGTCAATCAAAAATCTTTTTCCACGACTAATTTGACTCGTCTCTGGGTCTTTACCAATAGTGACAGCCATTCTTGCATCACCAATGGACATCGTATCCTCTTCACGCTCACCAATCAAATACTTTGTTCCGTCCTCAACAACGCACCATCGCCCAATGACATTGCCCTTATCATTGATCCACTTTAGGTAATAATTGCAGCGTCGCATTTTACCTTCTGAGCATAACTCCTTATGCACATTCAACTCTGTAATCAACCAAAATGAATCTTCCCACTCTATAATCGAACCATGTGGGATAGTTTCGCCGGGCATGGAAAAGATCTTTTTTGTGCTGAAATCATTTGAGATATCAACAATCGCCATCTCCATATCTTTCCCTTCGCATTTCACCCGCTTATATGACAAAGAAGTAACAAGTTTGCGGCGGAGCCTGTTTTGAATGCGATCTTGCGCAGAATTCCATTTGGGGTCCATGTCCTGATTCTCCCGTGCGAACCGCGCCTCATAAGTGCTCCATACACTCATATAGATCACACTCCTTCGCTACAATACTTTTTTCTTAATTTCTTGCAAATAGAAATCGCCTTGAATACTTCTCGCTTGACCACATGAGTATCACAATCGTTGTCAATCATATATTGGAGAATTGAGAGAAGCGTCATATACATAGAATCGTGATTGAGATACTCCATAAGTCCCCTATGTCCAATCAACTCAATTTGTAAGCTCCTCATAAACTCGTTCAAAGAGGGTTCTCCGCTTTCTTTAATAGGGAGAATTTTGAAGAACTGGTTTACAAGACCGCCAAGGTAATTTCCGACCAGATCTGCCGGAATATCATATCCATTGGTTGTATTCATAGCGCAAGCCCGCTCAAATCACCGTGGTCATATGAGTATTCCTTTATCATGTTTTTGAAGTCCCTCTTTGCTTCATGGTAGGCGTTTGTAATCCGATAGAGCAATTCCGCCGGAGAATATGCAGAGAAATCTGCTGTGTTTAATACATTTTCAAGGTTGTCCGCACGGTAGAAATATGGTTTCATCCACTGTACCAGCATACCCTCTGATACAATGTCCACAATTTCATCCAAATCCTCTTCCAGTTCTGCATCAAGCCGAAGCTGAAGCTCTCCATCTGGATCATCGCGATCCGGCTTAATAATGAATTCACGCACATTATCATCACCTGTGTTGGTGAAGTCATATTTACAGACGTGTTTGAATGCCGCAATGGCACGCTTCATGTAACCATCAACAGTTTCATTTCTATCGAAGTCTTCAAGCCGCAAAAAATCATACTCAGTAACCTTGCCAAGAAATGCTCCAGCAAAAACATCGTATGGTATGTTCATAAGGCACCTCCTGATTATCGCTCAATCAGATCGACAGAGAGGCTTTCCTCCAATGCGTTAATGATCTTAATAGAATCAATCTTGCCTTCCTGAATAAGTTGCTTTGCACGGAAGGCAGCGGACTTTTTCTGCCCAGCAGACAGCTTGGCTACCGTCTTTTTGATTTCTTCTGGCGTACTGTTGAACAGCTCGTTGAAAGACTCGGTGTTCAACGCGTGCTTGTAATATTGAGTCATCCCCAGCCATTCAATGATTTCCGGATCGTCAAACAGGAACCAGTTGTTGATGAAGAACGCCTTATAAGTATTCTTCGCGGACTTCAAGTCCTGAAGCTCCATCTCCTGTTCGCTGCCAAAGGAATCCCAAACAAAGACTTCTCCAGTTCGCTTGCTCTTATAAACCAGCGTTCCGTTAAACCCATTTTTAACCGTTACCATCATATTGGGATTCAGATCCTTTTTGACTTTATAAGATGGCTTTTCGTTGTTGAAAGCAACTGCTTCTGCGGCCACTGTTGCGGCCACCGACCCTGCTTCCTTTGTCATGTTTGCTGTTTTAGCTGAAGTAGTATTCTTACGAACCTTGCTTCCAGTAGTAGTGTTAGGCATAGTTCACATTCCTTTCATTCAATGATAAGTGGCAGCCCCGCAAATCACGAGACTGCCACTTCGGCGTTTGTTACGCAATTTCGTAACGACCAATACCAGCATTGCCGCCGGCCAGCACAATGCCCATACCATAACGCTCAGCGTAGTAGTAGTCTTGGGTCATATCTGCGTTCTTGAGCAGGTCGCCCATGATAACAGTGGACTGACCCTCATACACACACTTGATTGGCTTATCGTCGCCAGCGATAATGGTCAGAGTGTTGTCCGGGAAGATAAAGTCGGTGCTACCAACCTTATGGCGCTGAGGCGTCACAACAACATTCGTACCATAGAAATTACCGTAGTAGCCCATATGATAGAATTCATTGTTAGCGTCATTGCTGTTCACAGATGGAGCCAGATTACGAACAGCCTTCTTGGTGCCGATAATGGTCGCGGGACGACCGTTGGCGGTGGCCTCAACGTGACTCACCAGCTCCAGCAGGGTATCCTCATCATAGGAACCAGCGGCAGGGAAATAAGTCACACCGCCCAGATCAGCAGCCGTGGCTGTGCTCCACAGACTGTAGATATCATCCAGCAGCTTCCGACGGAAGGACTCTGCCACCTTGTTGATGAAGTAGTTAAAGTCCACCTGACCGGACAGGACACGATTCATTTCCTCGTAGATCTTCACGGCCTTCAGAACCGTGGGGATAGAGGTCTGTGTGACCCCGCCGAGGCGCTGCCGACGGATGCCCTGAGTACCCTCGGCCACATCGGCGACTACGAACAGGTTGCTATCCTCAACCTCGAAGATATTTTTGTCGCCAAGAGCAACGTTGCGGAAATCCACCAGAGCGTTGAAATACTCATCGCCTTGGAAGCCCTCGACAACAGTACGAGCCAGGATTTCCTCGATCAGAGTAAACAGCCCAACACACTTGCCGTCACGGATTGCCTTATAATCCATTTTGGTGGAACCGTTATTGGCGGCAACCAGCGCTTGACGCAGCGTGTCCATGGATTCGTTCATAGAATACTTGGTAGTAACGCCATGGTAAGCGTCAACAGCAAGTCGAACGATTTCGTTCATATCAGCCATATCTCTTCACCCTCCTTTATTAGGCTTCCGTATTAGCAATACGGATCACGTAGTAGGTATAACGACCAGCCACTTCAACGGCCTGTGTAGTGCCCAGGCCAGTACCAGAAGCGCTAATCTTGCCATCAGCACCAATGCTGACGGTGTCTCCCTTAGCGGGAACTGTGCCACCAACAAAACCTTCCTTGGTGACGCTGAACATATTGCGGCTGCGCAGGATGTATCCGCGACAAATCGTGCCGGCCTCATTGATGAACTCATCCAGATTCTTCTGGCGCTCATCATAGAAGACTTCCTCAGAGCCGATGACAACGCAGTCTGACAGCTTGCTACTGGCCGTTGCCAGAACGCCCTTCCAGACTTCGCGCTCGCCTTCCTCGTACTCCTTCAGCTCGACAATAGTGCCGTTCTCAACGGCAATCGGTTCGTCATTGGTATCATAGACGCGGACAGAAACCAGGTCTGACCCAGAATCCGTGCCATGAAGCAGATCAGAACGGAAAACTGTATATGCCATAATAAATTCCTCCTTATTTTTATAGTGTTATCGCTGTGGTGGGAACTCGACAAAGAGGCCACCATACGGTTCGTCGGCAACGCCCTTTTCAACAGGCAGACGCGGCGTATTTTGCTTTGGCTTTTGCGCAGAGAATGTTTGTGTCGAAGCATTTCTTCCACGAATAGCAAAGCATTTGTCCTCGATGTCCTCAAGAGACATCTCAGAACAGTTCTCACGAAGCTTTTCAAATGCCTCTACACCGCTCAGGTCTGGGAACATAGCAAAAACTGCGCCCTCAGCAGCTTCACGCTCATCACTGAGCTTTTGCTGCTTATACTGACGCAGTTCGTTAAGTTCCGTATTCATTTGTTCGATTGTACCAGAAGCCGCCTGATACTTCTTTTCAAGTTCCGCCTTCTCAAGGTCAAACTGTGATTGAAGTTCAGTTTCTTTCGCTGCAATAGATGCAGTAACAGATTTCTCAAGAATTGCGTTAAACATCTCCTGATATGGAAAACCAGCGCTACCCTCATCAAACGGCTCCAAAGAAATCTTCATCCGCTTTTTGCTGGCAAAGTCAATGACAACGCGGTCGCCGTCCATTGAGAATGTAAATCCATACAGATTCCAATCGCATGAATCTGTAGCGTACACCTCAGACAATTCCTTGTCGTAATCCCAGAACCAATAGTGGGAGTCCATACCCCATGGAGTCTCAACCTTCTCTTCGTACAGCGCATTGAGGAGTTCGTCACGGAATGTGCCTTCCAAAGAGAAATCATGATTGTCCGTTCCTGTGCCACCGATTTGATCTCCGTTGTCAGCAGCCTTCATCTCATCAAACTTTGCTCGCAATTCGTCGAGAGACAGATCGTCTACAGAGAACCCAAGGCTTTCAATATTGAACCCGTACTCGGCGGCAAGTTTAATTTTCTCGTCCAACTCCTTTTCTCCTCCTTCCGTTGCAAAATTTTTTGTATGTATGTCATCCTGAATAGATGGATTGACCTTTGTGATGTTTTGTTTTAACTCTTCCATCATCAGAGCAAATTGCTGTCTGCAATGCCCTCTATCGAATAACTGTAGCGACGCAGATTCAAAACATGGTTCCACACCGTCTCCGAGAAGACAAAATGCTGTGAAGATGAACTTCTCAATAACATAACGGTCGCCCTGCATATATCCGTCAGTAACAGTAATCTCCATAGATTGAGATATGATTCCATCACGCTTAATTTTGTCGTAGGCAGGAGACCGTTTCCACAGAATCGCATCAACGACAAAATACTCATGAACAGATCCGTCTTCTTCTTCAATTTTCTCAAAACTATATTTTGCGCCAGCCGGAATCACACCAATTGCTGAAGTCAAATTGATCAGCTTAACCTCGCCAGAACCAGTGGAGACGATATCCATATCATGTCCACCAATCGTGTCTGACTCCACATCATAGTTACACACAATCGGGCAGTTATACATGGTTGGGATCGCATCTTCCGTACTCGCCTTACTGATAAATGAGCCATTGCGATTATCGCCCATATAGAAAGCTCTCAATCGGGCGGACGCAAACGACTCATTGATATCGCAGATATTTTCGATAGAAGAGGCAAACTGCAAACGAATCTGATTATCCATAACAGTTCCACCTCACAATGCACTCATATGAGCATATTTAGAATGTCAATGTATTAGACAGGATGAATTGGATGCCAGCCTTATCACCTGAAAATGTTTTTGTATCTTTATTTAAGAATACCCACATACGGTTCTTTGCGTCTTCTTTCATCATAACGTAGCCAAGTGCAAGCATCTTATCCTTATCTTGTTCACTCATTACATAGATAAAGTGCATACTAATCCCCTTTACTCATTCAATGCAGCATCACCATCATCGTGCTCTTGAGACGACTCTCCGGAATCTGTCAACTCGCCAGCTTCCTTTTTCGGCCTCCCAGAAGAATCAGAACCATCTCCTGAATTATCTGATGTCCCTGTACTCATTGTCGAAGAACTTTGTAACGGCTGGAATCTTTCTTTGAGGCCAAGAATGTCATTTTCCAGGAAGTCCATACAATCCATTTCAGCTTGTGATAGACCTTGTGAGGCACAATAATAAGATAGAGTGGGGAACCCGTATTGAGCGGCCTTCAAATATTGGTCACCCATTTCTTTTCGGTTATATGGACTAACATCGAGGAATGTCACCTTGAAATTCTTTCCGTAGGAATAACTTTGAATGAAGCGGTTTACAACGCCTTCAATGCTCTTCACAATGCCATATGTCAAAGCCTGGTCTGATTTGATAGACAGCAGCAATGCATTGCTGGACGCCTTGTCGTTGTTAAAAAGCAATGTTGATACTCCGGCTGCAGTAAACAAATTTTGCTCTGCTTCTGCAATCGTATCTGTATCACCAGTATTTGACTTTTCAAAGCTGATCTTATTGATATCCATGGGCGAAAGAACAGCGCCAACTTCCTCTGGCATAACGCCAGCCAAGTTAGAGTAGAACTCTTTTGCTTTGTCAAAGTCCATCTCCCACTCGCCATCTGAATTGATCCCAAGCCGCATAACCAGCAGAGCGTAATTCTCAAGTTCTGTCTTTGTCATCTTCAAACCGCGATAATCCTCCAAATCGTAGATTTCTCGGAAGATACCAACAAATGGAGGAACAGCATAATTTAAGATGTCATTGTTACACTTCACCGCAAATGAGGTGGGCGAGTCAAGCTCTTGCCACTTCATTCCGGTTCTGTCGTTCTGATACAAATTGTATTTTTTGGAAAATTCGGATGGGTACAGTTCAAGATATTCACTATTAGAGTCAAAGTAAGAAAAGTCAAATGACACATTCAATACATTTCCCTCAATAACAGCAATATCACAATAGTCAGATGGAAGCTGCTGAATTGTCACATTATCATTGGTTACCCACATCGTTCCATAAAATATATCCTCACGCAAACATACCGTTAGAATTTTAGGAAATTGATTCTTGATATCCATGGCAGAAAGTAAATTGAGCGTGCGTCTGTATTGCTTGCCAAGCGTAGCTGCCTTTGCTGTGCTGGTATCGACTCTATACGGAGAGACGACGTATGCCAAGTCAGATAATGCAACGAAATATTGAATCAACCGCCGGAAATGCGAACTTGCGGCATACAAATAAATAGCTGCATTTCGCAAATTCTTTTGATACGAATATGGATTTGACAGATATGTTGAGATCTGATCCTTTGAATATTTGTAAAACATAGGACTCTGTCCAGTCCCATTCAAATCTCGCATAACCAGACGGTTCAGTGCCGCAAATCTTTGAGGAATGCGGATAAGGCCATTTGCGTCAAACGTCAATGGCTCACTATGTGGATTCTCTGCTTCCTCCTGAACATCTACAATTCTCCTTGCCAAACTCACTCACCTCCTTTACTTGATTTTTGGCGGTCTAAATAAAAAAGTCTGCCCGGTTGATGGCAAAGACGCGCTCTTTTTACGCATCTTATTCTCAACCTGGCAGGCAACCCAATAGTTATAGGCTAAACTGGAATATCTATCCTTTCGCATACCAGAGCGTTCAAACAGCTTTACACGCCCATCTTTCTCTTCGTGCTGCAGCTTTGTCAGCTCATCAATCAAGAGTGTCGTGTGAATATATGGGAGGGATAGTTGTGTACGTTCTACAGGGTTAAGAGAAGAATACCCACGCAATTCACTCATGCTTCTCTCCCCATCAATCTCTGTTTCTAAAAGGCGGATACGTCCGCTCCGAAAGCCTTCGCGGAGCAGATATGCAATGTCTGAGTTAAACTGAGAAGACGCCCGAATAGACCATATTGCCTTTCTGGCGTCTGTTGACGTACACCGTGCCGCCATCTCTGAATTATTGCAGCACGATATAGCTGGGTATATATCTCCAGTAACCGGGTCTGGTATATCACGTAATAACAGATCTGCAACACCAGCACCAACGCCATTTGCGTCAATTACAAGATAGTCGCAATCATATTCGTCGAACAGCTTGCGAATAAGCAGTGCTTGATCTGCTGTATGCATTCCCTCATTACTGTCTGCGTATATAATGTTACTCACATAGCGTCCAGCTTTTGTTGGAAGCATCTGATTAACAAATATTGCTGTTGCGTCATTCTTGCGCTTCTTGCTCCGCATAAGTGCGATATCAACTGACAGGATTCTCTTTTCCCTGTCCTTTTTTGGTACGATACGAACATTTTGACTGGATGAGACTTTGTTCGATTTGTTATCAGGTAACATCGGATACTTGATACGCCGATTTTTTGACACAGACGCAAAATCGAAGAAGGCGTCCTCCACTGAACCATAGAACAAGGCTTCGTATTCCATTGAAAACTTAACTTCTGAGAAGTCTGTCTCCGACATCTCATCCAATACCGTATCTGCATCCAGTAATCCCTCCTTGACAGAGAGCTGGTATGGCAGACTGCACACAAACTGCGATTTAGAGTCATTGAGCATTTCCTCAAACGTATCCAGGCATTTTGTGTAGCTCCAATGGTCGGTATAGTATGCAGAACTAAGATATGCCGTCATATTTTTGTCTTTGTCATATTCGGCGAGACGTTCTGCCTTGGTCAGTTCTTCATACCTTGGCATACGCCGCTGTGTCAGAAACTTGCGCAGGATTGTATCAATAACGTCTTTGGAGATCAAACGGAACTCGTCCAAAATCAAAACAGTAGCTCGGTTACCTCTGGAAGAATCCGCAGCAGTAACCACTTTAATATAGCTTCCATTCTTAAACATAATTTTGGCATCCGTACTATTGATCTTAAAATCCTCAATTTCTGCCGCTAACTCTGGAGAGTTTGGCCTCAACTCAGTCATGATCTTCTCAAGCACATTGATAGATTGACTTCGTGTACCAGAAGCAATGACGATCTTTGAACCAGGCCACAGAATTGCCTTAATACAACAAAAAATTGCACTCAAGTAAGTTTTACCGATGCCACGAGCGCCTATGAATACAGCGTTTGTACTCCGCATCATCATATTGATGACGATTTTTTGAAATAATCTTAGATCAATATGCAGATAATCCTTAGCAAACCTGTGTGGGTTAGCCCGGTAATAGGCGCAGTATGAAGCAACGCCCTCCATGATTCGTTCAACTTTCGACATCCTGCTCCTCCTCTCCAAACACGTCAGAGAAGAAGGTCTCGTCATCTTCGTCATCAAACTCTGGTCGCTTTAACCGTAGTTCTGCAATTTCTTTTTCGTAAAGCGAGGAATAAGCGTTCTTTTTGCCAAGCATCTTGGCCAAATGACCTCTCAACCAAACGTCGATATACCGTACAATCCCATCAACGTCTTTCATCTCTGGGTCAGGCTCTGGAATCGGTCGTTTATCCTCCCACTTCTTGATCCATACGCCAAATGGCGTCTTCTCCATAGAACTATCTGCCTTATCTGTATTCTGACTTGGTTTCAACATGGCACTACCCAGAAGTGTGTTTAGTGTGCCAATAGCTTTATCAACAGACTTTCCGGCAGCCCGGTCACGGTTAATATCGACTTCGAGGTTGCAGATCTGTCGAATCAATGCTTCAATGCCGATGCCGAGTTCAACACCAGCAGGGAGATGGCTCATCCAGTATCTGCGTCGCTGTTCAAGTTCCGTATACATCTCTGGTCTAAGCCCAGTTCCCCAAAAGTCAATGACATCCTGGTCGATCTGCTCTATGGTTTCTGCATTATTAACGGGCGCATCATCCTGTTGGTGAAGCACCCATGCTGTCTTCTCGGCGTCAGCGGCCTCTTCTTCATCCAAAGTATTGTCAAACGTTTTGCCGACAAACTGATATAGGTTTGATTTACTGATATAAGACAAAACACGAGAATTTGTTGTAGATGTCTTATTGAGCATCTTATAAATATCGTCACTCCAGTAAATATCAAACTTCAGGCAAATACGTCTAAGCGCCGATTTTTCGTCGCCAAGCACTTCTTTGTAGTGGTGATATAATTCATCCACGCAATGCCGACATACAGGAAGATAGCCTCCGTTTTCTCGCCACATTGGACTTTGCGCACCTGGGAAATTGCTCTTTTGCTTTGTGAAAGACCTTGTGCAGCGGGTACAATAATATTTCTCTGGTTTGTCTTTCACAGGAGCAGCACTGCTTGGTCGGGAGCTGACAATCTTGCTCTGCTTCGGCATAATGCGTCACCTCACTCCCTAATCAATCCCTCTTTGATTTCACGTCTCAGCCTTTTACCAGGAGTAAAATGCGCGGTTTTATAAGAGGGAATCACGATATCCTCGCTGTTAAGACCTTTGCTCTTGCGCTCTGCACGCTCACGAATTTCAAACGAACCAAATCCATGGAACATTACAGATTCTCCATCAACAAGAGCTTCTTCCAGCGTCTTGATAAAATCGTCCATTATGACGCCAGCATCACGCTTGGTATAACCCTTACGCGACAGGCGCTCAATGAACTCGTCTTTCGTTACCATAAGTTCACCCTTTCGTCTTTACATATATCAATTTTTTGAAAGTATTCGTTGGTTGCGGGAGCCAGATTCGAACTGGCGACATACGACTTATGGGGCCGTTGAGCTACCGCTGCTCTATCCCGCAATATAAAAAAAGAAAGGGAGGGGTTGTTCACCCCTCCCGGTCGCTTTAGCTAAGATCAATGTTGTACGAACATCTAATACCAGACCCGTCACAGATACAAACCATCTGCTCCGGTCTGCCATAGATTCGTTTACTGACACAAAAATCATCCATTCCAAGGAAGCTACCGGCCATAACCGTTTTGATTCCCTGCACCTCATCCATTCGACAGTGGTGTAAATGCCCAGACAGAACAGCATAAATTGGTCTGCGGGCCATTGTCTGAAGCGTCTGCACTTTTGCAGCGCTTCCATCATAATCTCCGTGAATACCACAGTATGTCTTCCCTCGAACGTCAATCAGGTACATTGTCGAGTCAACCTTTTCGCCAACTCCAATAATGACATTCTCGAAGTTCTGGAGTCGGGCCGTCAGATACCATTCAACCAAATCATCAAGACGTTCATCCTTCAGGGCGCGGTCTTTGACATCAAGCCTTGAATGGTTTCCAGACACACTGACAAACTGAACGGTTAGGAAATGCTTACTCAATTCTGCCAAGAACTCAGCAATCAGTTCAGATACACCTATCACTTGCTCAATGACGTTTTCTTTGTTGGTGACTGCAATAGAGTGGTGAATATTGCCGGAGATTGCATCTCCATTCTCCCACACGATGCAGTTCTCGCTGCTATGTAAATGCCCGATCTCGATAATACGATCCAGATACCTGCGCATCATATCGCTGCAAATATCTGAGTTGTACTTATTCCAGTAGTTATCAACATTCGCACCATAGTGAATATCGTTCAGGCTCACCAAGATATCATTGTCAGACGCAGATACACCAGATGGCGTGTAGTCAAGCTGAGGCAGATTACCGTTCGCAACCGCACCAACCAAAATTTCGTTGAGTTCTTCCTGACGTGCGCGTTCACGAATCAGTTTGTTGAGCGCAGACCGCTGATCGAACAGTTTTTGCTTTTCCTTCTGAAAAGCGATCTTCTTCTCGTCCAACTCGCTTAAAATATCGCTGGCCGTGATAGATTGCTCAACACCTTCACCCAACAGTTCAAGTGTCCTCTTGCTGCCGTACATCATCCTGCGTGCAACATCTGTACTATACTCTTTCCCGTAGACATATGGAGCCAGTTCTGAGTAGTCTTCATCGGCAAGCGTCCCGTCAACCAACTTTCCATAGATTAGACGCTTATGATACGCCAAATCTGTTTCGTTTGGCTTCTTTGAAAGCTCGTCCATGCAGTCCTCCTCTTATGCTGGTTTGCGGAGTGACCTCAGAATTCGCATCACGTCCCGATTCTCTTCCACATAATACCGATGACGCTTTGACTTCTGCTTCACTGTCCGGCGAATGTGAATACCGGGCAAACGCTCCGCAATAACTTCTTTTTCTTTTGCGTTGATCGCAACCACAAAATAACATCCTTTCAACCTTATATTTAGGGAATAAAACATCGCTGCTTATTCTCCCTTACATAATAGATACACTGCATCGTGGTCAGTAAGGAGCTTGAATTGCCGCCTTACTGACCACTTCTATTTCAAAGTAAATTAAAAATTTTCAAGTGCAAGTCGATTCCGTGTACGTTGTCTGTTTACGTCCGCAGCACAATCATGGCAATATTTTTGTGCGTTGCTTCGTTTCTTGATAACAATCCCGCATTCCTCACACTCAATATATGCTCCGCCATGGAAGCGCATATACTGGTAACCAAGGTTGCGAAAATCGTTGATTTTCAAAACCGCAGTTCCATCATTATCGAGACACAGCACATTGATATTGACATTATCAACTTTCCTACTAAAGCGAATCAGGCCAGCAGCGCGAAAATCATTCAGCATGAGCGACTGCCTCTTAATTGATGTCACAACATTGGCGAGCTTAAAAATCTCCTTATCCTGTCGGTTAACCCAGCCACCGTTCTTTTCGTTGACAAGGTTTGAATACTTTGCCAAGCAAATCAATGTGAACAACAATCTGCGAGATTGCACACCATCAAGGGAATCACATATTGCCATTTCCTTATCGGTGATAGGAACATTCTCAATATGAATCAAAGGAAACTTCGTAGCCCCTTTAATAATTCTGTCGAGCGTATCTTGCCATTTCACAAGATTGATGGTTGGGTCACAACGCAGCATAAAGTTCTCCAGCTCTGTATGTATGTCGGATTTCTTAGCTCCACCAACAGAGAAATAGTATCGCGCAATACGAGACAATGTCTCTGTTGGCTTTGGACCAAGAACACATCCATCCAATACCTTCTCAACATACTCGCATTCATTCAGCACAATGCTCATTACTTTCCCCTCCAATCTGCTTCGTGACAAATGTAAACATCTCTCCACCAAATGCAATGTCTCCGTTTTCGTCATGGACAGGGAAAGAAATACACCCGTTGTTGTTCTTGAGCAATGCTTCAATAATGTCGTCTCCGGCCATATCCCAAACGAACTGCTTAGAACCCTCTTTCTGATAGCACATATCCAACAGAATGTCGCACAGTTGATTTTTGTTGGAGCACGCGATCTGGCACTCTCTGCGAAAGTCCTGAATCATCACGAACCTAAGATTCGTGTGTTCCTCTTCGTCTAAGCGCTCTTTTCTGGCATACTGCATATAATCTTGAACACGTTTGTTATACGCCTCATACAAACGAAAAATCGTGTTGTACTGTGTCTGAGAATACTCCGCGCCGCTCTTCATGATTGTATAATCAAACTCTATGTCAGAGTTATGCCGCGCTATGTATCCATCAAACTCATCCTCAAACCGACGGCAAATCCTATTCATCACACAGTCATGCGTTCCGACTGGAACCTTTACTCTGTAGTAATGAAGAAACTCAGCTTCCTCTTTAGTCAGCTCGCCAACGCGCTCGCGCTCCAAAAGCTCCTCCATCGTCATACGAAACTCCCTGAGCGCCTTCTTGTTCGTGTTGGAAATATATGTATTGTACTGCCGCATAAGCGTCGGATAGATATATCGCATAAAGTATGGTTTTTTATCTGCCGCAATTTTCAGATTGAATTGTACTGCGTCTGCATCATCTTCGTCGTTTCCTTTTGCAGCGGCTCTGTCATACCACCCCTTTGGCATAGGCTTTGAAATGATGCCCTTAGCTTTATCAATAGAATCCTGCTGGAACTTCTGCCCGCACTTGATACGATAATCCAGAACTTCATATTCCCGTGTTCCGGGATCATACTGAGCAATTACATCGAACATAGAGGTGATGTGGTTCGTGATTTTCCCGATGTCATCACCGAAACTGACAATATTCGACTTAATAATGTCCTCCTCGGACGGGACGCATTTCTTTGCTTTCCTTTGTGCGCACATAAGAGCTGGTAACTGCTTATGGCATCCGACAAGGATACTGTTGTCCGTAGTAAAAACTAAGTCTCCGTCCTTATCCGCTCCATTCAATGCCGCAGCCGTCGTATCCCATGCGTTCAATAACGTGCAAGCAGTCATGTACTGATACCAGTGCCGTGCATCCTCACTTCCATTTATCGTCATTTCAACCACATTGTTGGCACAGGTCATAGGTGCACGGAAGCAAACCACTTTATCAACATCACGCTCCAACCAATAGTGGTTGTAAATTTCGCCGGCTTTTAATATCCCGGTAGCCTCCAGACCAAACATACTTTGGCACAGAGCGAATGGATCGCCAGAGATAATGGAGTAATTGCCACGAGCCTTAATTACTCCAATCTTAGCATCTATAATGCGCTTCTTGATTAGCCCATATATCTTTTTAGTGATAAACGGATCGTCCATCATACGCTGGTCAATCATAATGGCCTTTGCGAAATCAGAATCTATGTAGTCAATGTTGTCTTCAGTAATCCCGGTGCCCTTCAAGAACAGTACAGCCTTTTTCCAGTCGAGCGCAAGAATATCGTGAATCTCCTGAATGGTTGGCTGGATCAACTCGTCGATCTGCTCGTCGCTCAGATCGTACACTTGTAGAAACTGATAGTTTGTCATGCGCTCATTCTCTAATACCTTTGGACAAGACTTCGTGATGCCGAAGGTATATCCATTTTCTACACAGTTTCTAATGTAATCGTCACAGCTTTTATAACTATCCCATAGCTTCACCATGGACGTAGTCAGCACCAGCTCCACATTGGATAGGTCTACCTCATTACCCCATGCGTCCTTGATAATACGAGTCCCAGCGATCTCGTCAGCAAACTCCAAGAAGTCGAATGTGAACACCATTCCCTTCTCGAAGGAAAGCCGCGTATTGACGCCACTAACCATATAATCAAGCTGAAGTTCCTCTGACCACCTTCTCGCCAGAGACGGGAGCATAATGCCATATCCATCTGATTCGTCGAGTTCTATGTCTGCATCCTCCTGGAACCACATCTTTGGTTCCCCGTCTGCGTCTTCAATGTTGATGACATCGGATCGGAAGTGTGTCACGCAATCCTCAACGACGGCGATGCCTTTCGGCATGGAGACCGGAACTGAACCACTGCATACCAACGCTTGATATGCTTCCAGCTTAGCGGGCACAAGCTCTTTGCTCTTGTCACGCCCATTGTCAATCAGACGCCGCAGCTCCGGCGCAAGCCGCTCACTGACAAATACAATGGTGGAGTTTTTGATGCCTCCGTTCGTTCCAAGCAATCTGGCATACTTGATCCCGTTAATCTTGAAGCCTTTGCAGGCCCTCCAGTAATCCTTCTCCTTGTCGATAATCAAACACATATAGTCCGGCTTATACTGAATTTCATCCAAATTCTCGTATAATTTCTTTATTTTCTTGCGATTTTGCAAAGAATTTGGCTGTTTTCTGAGCATTTTTATCTCATTTTTGATATTCTTTGCAATATCATCTGCATTTTCGATACCGTTCAGCCTATCTATGAAGCGCAGCATCTGGCTATCACTCAAGGAAATAACCTCATCGTTTCTCCGCGCCTCGGAGATTGGGAGCGTTAAATTCCACCTCGCCTTGCGTAAGCGTGCGCTATGTATCTTATAGATAAACTTTTGGCAAGACTGTTGTTTGGAAATGTTGCTCACCGCCTCATAAATTAGTATTGAACGCTGTGAAAATAGAACCTACCCGCCATGTTCTTTGACGTAAATTGACCAAATGTGCCGATATTCGTATGCTCCTTCTTCAATCAGCTCCTCCAAACCCTCATACTCATCCGCCGGTGTATAATCAGAACACTCATTTTTAGGTGTATAGCACTGGTCTGCCCATAGGCATCTATCGCATTTAGCCACACATACTCACCTCCTTCATCCAGTTGGTGAGCAAATCACGCATCCGCTTGCTTGGCACATACAGCCAAATCTCATTTCCATCCCGTATGGCACTCCGCCATATCCATTGAACCATGATAGAGAGGGCATAAGCGTCCTCGTCTACCTTAACCCCATTGTTCTGGTAGAATAGCTTCTGCCCTACGTTCATATAGAGATTAACGCAGTAGGCCACCGCCGTTCTATCCCTGTACTCATTGGTTGCTTTCTTATTGAATGGAATGAATCCACTGGTGTAACCCTTACCTTGGATCTTGTGCTTCGCGTCTTTATATGTACTCCACATTTTTTCTGCGGCATCAACGCCGCAAATGTGGCGAAAGAAATTGTACAGATTGTTCTTCAACCTTGGGATGTCGGAATTCTCCTTTTCAAACCAGCTTAAAGAGAGTGAGTAATCCTGTTCGCCAATCTCATTCAGCCTCTGATCGTCAACCACATGAATCCTATCTTTCAATGTGGCGACATACTTAGGAACATATTCGGTCGAACTGCTGAATCGGAATCCAAACTTCTCATCATGCTCCACCCCGACAAACTCATAAGGAATATCATACATTTCCAAAAAGTGATGAAGGCTCTGTCCTTTGAACAAATAAGTCAGGATGAACACCTCGTCGAACGACGTAATCAGTTCAGGCGGTAGCTGCCAATAGAAGAAGGACTCTTTTTTCTCACCAGTCATACGAATGAGATCCCGTGTCCGCAGAATTCGAAACAGATCTCTGTGCGTTTTCCCGTTATAGACATCTCGCACAAGGTGGTACACATCACTTCGTACTTCCTTAATGTACCCGGCATCTATTGCCATCTGGATGTCCGCTGGGTCTTCCTCCAGCGTCTCTAAGACATCCACATTCTCGTCAATGATAAGTGTATACCCTTGTCCTTTAACAAGATCTAAGAGTTCTTGCGGATAGAACCGGAATGCTTGGTGGGTAGTGGCGATATTCTCTCCATGCCGTACCAAATCAATTGTGTGCAATGTTTTTGAACCGCTAAACTCCGTTTTCTTCTTTGGCTCAAAGAACTGTAGCCGGGAACACGCAGTTGCAATGCGTGTCGCTTCCTCCAGGTATGGAGTGATGTAGATAAACTTCTTCTCTGGGTGCTCATTCATATAGGTGATGGCCGCCGAACTCTTGCCGGTTCCCATAATAGCATCACATACTTTTACCAATAGATTACATCTCCAGTCTGCCCATTGTGGTAAAACCAACGCCCCTCTGGGCCGTTGCGGCGCGTATATCCAATACGTTCCAACGCCCATTGTGACGAGCCACACGGCTCGCATATAACACTGTCTGACGCTTGGACATAGTCAAAGTCACTGCGCTCACTATCCCAAATCTTGTAGCATACAGCGTTCCTATCGAGGTCGCGGATAATACCGACTACAACCCCGGCGTGTACCTTGCCGTCCTTATCTGACGACTCTATCTCATCACCAATTGACACGCTATGGTCTTCTCCGTATCCATAGTCATCAAAGTCATCTTCGCACGGGGCCATCTTCCACACTTCTTCTCGCAGTAATACCCAATTGTTTTTCATAGGCAAACCTCCTTTGCTACCGTTTGCCACCACCAGGGTGGCAAAACAAAAATTTCGGTGCTTAGAATGCGTATTTTTAGGGGGTAACCCTTAAAGAGAATCTCTGTCAAGACCATGTAGCTATAGAGTGTGAAACAACGTAGCTGAGGGCTGTGGTACTCTATGAAATTGTCAAGGTACAATGACGCTAAGTTAGCCTGCTGGCTGTTCGACGATCGTACTGTCCATCAAACGCAACGTCTGACGCCCGCCCAGGTTGAGCTTCAGATACGCATCCTCAATCTCCTCTCCAGTGATGCCGATGTAGTCCAGCGTCTGGGCGGACGTGCTATGCCCAAACATCTTTTGCAGGAGTAGGAGCTTGCGCGGATCGTTGCCGCTCATAACCATCTGGTGGTATGCGAACGTTTTGCGAAGTGTGTGAGTAGCGATGTGAATGCTGAGCCCAAGTGCTTCACCAACCTCTTTCAGCACACGGTCTGCTGACTTCCTGGTGAGTGCCTTGTCGTTATTCTTACCACATCTGTTGCTTTCTCCACGGAACATGAAGTCGCTTAGCCTAACGTTAGGCGTGTTCTCCAGATACAAAGTAACAGCATCCACCACAGCATCGTTGATGGTGATGTATCTGTTCTTCTTTGCCTTCCTGGTGTTCTTGGTCTTCTTTTCCAGAATCGGAAACGTAGTCTTAAACCGGAACTGTTCGTCGATCAGGTGTGAGAACCGCAGCGTCAGCAGGTCGCTGACTCGAAGGCCAAAGTTGATACCAACGATAAAGAGCATATTGTCTCTGTATCGCCCTCTTGAGAGGAACCACTCAGAGATGGCGTAGATGTCGTCTACGTTCTTAATTGGTTCGCTGGTGTGCTCGTTGGCGATCTCGTAGCTCGTATCCTCGGTAGCCGGAGCAATCAGCCCATCTCGGAGAGCCCTTCCTGACCGCACTACCGCCTTCACGTCGATAACGGAGTCTGCACTCCTCGCTGTGAAATCTACGTTAATTACCTTGCCCATCGTATTTGGTGACCTCCCGTGTCATTGGCGAAACCGCCTTGAATAATATTATTGAGTACAATACTATTATACCAGATATGGGGAGAATGTCAAGCACTTTGTTGGAAAAAAATTATTGACTTTAAGTTATGGGATCAAAGTCACAAATCAAGGCATTTTCGGTGGGACGCCTTTTTATTCTCTGTGATGATCCTCATACCAAAACGGCTTGAACAAGGAATCATCACCGACAATAAAAAGGCTTGAAACACGTTGAAATGCAACGGATTGACTGGTGGTCCAAACTGTGAAAAGTTGGTACGTGGTAGATACACCAACTAACGGGCCTGGGTGCCTGGTGGATTGCCAAAAATATGGAAAACACGCCCCAATGTCACATAGTGCCATATTGTGACATAGAACAGGGCCGGCACAAGGCGCGATATATCAACGGGTGACATACAAACCTATGCGTATCATTTCCGCCTTGAAAAAAATCCTTGACAATCATATTCGGCGGGTGTATATTATCACTATCACCACGGCGGACACGCCGCAAACGTGCCCGCTAAATCCATGGTGAATGGAAAGGAATACACACAATGAAATACCAGATTTGCACGTTGGGAACTGACACCACGAACGGGCGAACCGTCACAGGGATCGAACTTGTCACGGCTGACACCATCGCGCAAGCCACAGAACAGGCCACCGCGAACGGGCACAAATTGGCGGACATTCGCGTATATCCGTTCTGTACTCCCACAGACGGGGACGGACAAATGGCCCTTGCTCGTCACACGCTGGCAAGTGTGGAGAATTGGGAACGCCGCAACAATAGCGCCGTACTCAACCCGCAGAACCGTAACGCATGGGAACGGGAAGATATGATAATGACGGCTTGCGTTGCTATCAACGCCATTTTCGCAGACAACCCCGCCGCAAATATGCACGAACTCAAAACCGCCGCATTTTCTGCCATTCGTACCGAACAGGGCAAGAAAGAGCGTAACAGCGAACGGGAGTATATGCCTGGTTGGGTTGGGTGCAATGTCACACCGCGAGAAGCGCGGGCAACGTGTCCGCAGCTTGACAAGCTGATGAGGGAAGCCGTCAAAACCGCCGACATGACGGACGGACAAATGGCCGCCTTGTTAATGTCCTATGATGATGGAAAGAGCGCGCAAGAAATCGCAGACGCAACCGGCACCAAACGCGCCACAGTGTACCAAACCCTTTACCGCGCATATTACAAGGTACTTTCCCGCGCCGTGGAACTTGACGCCGATTTGAGCGCGTTCACGTCTGCCGGGTACACCGGGGAAGATATTGACGAAACGCTCGCCATTTTGCGCAAAAGGGCGCGTTGGGACAAGAAAAAGTAAACATATAGCACCATAAAGAGGGGAACGGCAAACGCCGCGCCCCTCTTTTTTTTGTGTCCATCGTTCGCCCCTGGTGACATACAAACCCATGCGTATCTATGGGGCGAACGGGAAGCCCACAGCACCACAGG